TAATGCTAAACCAGATTCTTATAAAGCAACATTAGTTACTGATGCTCATTGTATAGAATTTGAATCTTTTCCCATAAAAGCGTTCAATAATACAGCTGCCTAGACAACTTCTATAATAATAAGCTATAAAAACATATGAAATTTAAAGGACATAAAATCCTTGTCATTGGTGATACACATGACAGTCCTCATATTGTTCAAGATAGATTTGAGTGGATAGGTAAACACATTCGTAAAGTTAAACCAGATTACATAGTACACATAGGTGATTTTGGAAGTTTTGATTCTTTAAGTTACTTTCAAAAAAATGATACACAAGCTGGTAAGTTAAAAGATGATTTTATGGTTGATATAAAATCTATGCGTTCGGCATTAAAAATCTTAGATAAATATATAAAAGATTATCCTCGTCATATTTGTATAGGAAACCATGAGCTTCGTGTTCATAAGTTTGAAGAAAAAATCCCTGAAATTCAAGGGATGATGAAAAAATGTCTATATGATTGCTTTGAAGATTTTGGCTGGACACATACAAAATATGGAGAATTTAAGTATATAGCTGGAGTTGCATTTGTCCATGCTCCTTTAAATATAATGGGGAAAGAATATGGTGGTAAAAATGCAGAAATTCAGATAGGTAATGATTCAATTCATGATTTAGTCTTTGGGCATACGCACAAAGCTAGAGATTGGAAGAGTGTTAAGATTGGATATAATCAATGGGTACGCATAGTCAATGTTGGTTGTGCGTTGCCATACGGACACATTGAGGAGTATGCTAAACTTAATATGAATGGCTGGTCTTGGTGTATAACTGAACTAGGCATTTGGGATAACCACATCCAAGAAACAAAATTTGTTTCAATGGATAGATTAGAGAGGGAATATGGAAAAAGTTAAAAGTATGTGGAATGGTCTAAGCAAACAAGGAAAGATTTTCTTTGGTGGCGTTGGAGTTATTCTTGTTTTAATTATTATTAACTGGTTTATTTAATGCTACCAGCTCTTACTGCAATCGGTCCTATTGCTAAAATGGTAGGTGGTATTGTTGATAAAGCAATTCCTGATAAAGACCTTAAGGAAAAATTAAAACATGAACTTAATACGCAATTAATAAATGGCGAACATGAAGAACTTATTGCAAAGAGTAGGATTGTCCAAGCAGAAGCAGAATCAAAGCATTGGCTTACTGCAACTTGGCGCCCAGCTCTCATGTGGATTTGTATTCTTGTTATTGCTAACAATTATATTCTTGCTCCTGTGCTTAATGCGTTCTTTGGAACGAGTCTTGAGTTAAGTATACCTGATCCAATGTGGAATTTACTTACTATTGGTGTTGGAGGGTATATAGCTGGTCGTTCTGGAGAAAAAATAGCTCAGAAATGGAAAGAGAATAGCTAAATATACCATTCGGTATACAATCTATCACGAAAATAAAAAAATGCTCTCACGAGCAAAAAAAGGGGGTTTAAAGGCATAAAGCGATTATTCCCCCTTTATTTAGTGAAAACGATATAATTTGGAACAGAAATTTAAAAAACTGCATTATATCAGCTCAAGGCGGAGGTCTTAATCATACACATGTCAAAACTTCCTCAAGCCATATCTATCCACCAAATTTTTTATTATAACATCTAAGACAATACCATTCAGTATGGTGATCATAGACATTATTACTTCCTATAAAAGGTATCATATTTGGTTGCGTATATATTCTAGCACAATCTATACATTGATGTTTATCAATATTATTAGAACGGTATGTCAACTTCTTCTGTTGAAGCTCCCTTCGTTTGCGTAGACTTATTACTACCACTTGCTCCTCCTTTAGAATCTATAATTCTCATAGCTCCACCAAATGTTGGAATTACAATTTCTGTAATATATTTGGTTTCACCATTATCATCATATTCTCTTGTCTCAATTTGTCCTTGAATAAATAGCATACGACCTTTGTCTACATATTTTTCAAGTGTTTCAGCAAATCTAGAATTAAAACAACAAATCTTATGCCATTGAGTTTTCTCTTGCCATTCGCCTTGTTTGTTTTTAAACTTTTCTGAAGTTGCTAAACTAAATCTAGCAAACTTATTTTCTCTAGTAGAGATTTTTATTTCAGGTTTAGAACCTACTCTACCTAGTAATGTTACTTGGTTAATCATGCTGCTTTCTTCCTTTCTTTAGGTTTAAATTCCATAGCTTCTTTAACTTCTTTTTTAATCATTTCTGAAATTTTTGCTATTGGTAAATGACGATATATTTGATCATCAATTAATGTTTGTAAATCTTGCCAATACATTTCACCAATCTGCTGTTCAGATTTAAGTTTCTTTTTCTTAGCCATTATACCTCCTTAATTTTATCTTTATTTACATTAGAATATTTTTCTTCTAATTTTTGAACATATTTAGTATCATCAAATTTGCCCATAAATACATCTGCACATAAACCAAGATGACTTATTCCTTTTGTTAATGCGTCAGTCATTGCTTTCTTTGTGCATTCATCATCAAAAGTATTTGATTTACCTCTTGTTAATTTTTGCACAGATGCAATCGGACCATAGTGTAACCAGTTATTATTTATGTTCCAACGAATAGTTACTTCTGCTGCAACATATGTATCTGTATAATGATATTTAACATCATATGACCAACCTTTTCCAACTGGTCCGAATACTTCTGTCATTCTCATTATCTGCCAATGAGGATCGATACTTGTTAAATTACCAAATCCTTTATTGATTTTTTGTGTCATTTTAGGATTTGTTTCATTTAATTGATCCCAAAATATTCTATTTTCTTTTGTTTTATCTTCAGTCATTAGTCCTCCATACTTTTGTATTACTGTTAAAATTATTTTTTCTTCTTTCACCTGAATCAAATATTAATTTCATAATTTTTAATTCAGTAAATCGTGGTCTAATAGACAAAATACTTTCATTTAATATTTCGGCTACTTCTTCTGGTGTTGCTCCATAAGAACCTTTCCTTTTAATAGTATCAAGAGTTTTCTCTCTCAACTGTCTAGACCTAGATGCAATCTTTGTTGCAGCCTCTTTGCTAGTGGAATGTTCCTTGTAACCCGGATTCATCGGATATTTCAATTCCGAATGTTTCGATAATGTCTTTGAAGTCATTAATTCCCTCCATTGTGTTAAAGTCCATATAATCAGGTGGTACTATGTCATTTGTAACATGATACCAAAACAAAGTTTCTGCTTTCATTAATTTCTGAATGAATGCTTCATCTTTGTCTATTTCCCATTTCTTATATTTCATGTTTCCAAAAATTACTGATAGTATTGCTTTTTTAAATCCAGTAACCATCATATAATGTTGTAATTGAGGATAGTATTTCTCAATGATAGTATCATCTTTAGCAAAAGCATTAGTATGTTTTGCTTCCCATACTTTACCTTTCGCAACACCATCTAAATTACCATATAAATGATTATACTCAGGATGATGTATTGTATCTACACTAACAACCCTTTCGCCTGTAATTTTCTGATACCATTGTTTATTAAATTTTTCGGTAAAGATTCCAAGTTGAACTGGCAATATATCTGATAAATCTTCTCGTTTGGTTTTTCCAGTTTTCTCATCCCATAGCTCTTTCCATTTGCCATCGACAAGACGAATTGCATCAGTTCCTCCCAATCCGTGTGGTCTATTAAGCTCTTTTCTTCTTCCCATTTATTTTTCACTCCTTTCATTAATTTGTCGTCGTCTATATATATTGGATTTATTTCGTGCCAAATCCCTTTGAGACTGCTCATATTTATACCTCCTCATAATATAATCTGCTATTGGTTTTGCCTCAATATTATCTGATGTTTTATTACTATTATATTTTTCTAAAAAAAACATATACATATCAGATTTTAAATATTTAACTGCTAATGTAGAAACAAATTCTTTTTTTTTCTTTCTACCTTCTATCCACTCTAAAGGTTTCTTTTTTAAACCTAAAGTTCTACGAATTATATCACCTAACTTACTTTGCATTATTTACCTTCATTTTTAAACAATCATTTGGAACTTCATGAGTATCAAAATGATCAATAGATAATGGTGATGTAGGTTGTTTAGGTATTTCTACTGTAGAAGTCTTTTTTCCTATTTTTCTAATGTTACAAGACACAAATCC